TTCACGGTGAACATGATCCCGGCTGGCGATCCCTGCCCGTTGGTGACCGTCAGGGTGCCGGCGTCGTTCACTGCCCCGCTGCCGCTCCAGCTCACCACGTCGTAGGTCCCGTTGGCCAGTGGCGTGGTGCTCACCACCGTGCCATTGCCCAGCACTGCCCCGTTGTTGAACTCGTTGAACGTGGTCACGTCCATTGCCACTCGAATCAGATCGCCGGGCCCCACGCCGGTGCTGATGCCCTCCAGCCCGTCGTAGGTGGTCCTAAAGCGGATCGTGTGATCCCTGAATCTCCGCATCCTCAGCGTGAATTTCGCCACGTCAATAGCGTGGTTTCGGTTGGTGCAGAACGCCGCCAGGTTGATTGGCTCGATCGGCAGGCTGTCGCTGCCGTGGGGCGCCGCCTCGCGTACCAGTACCTCGCGTTCCTCAGGGAACAGGCCGGGGTTAGTGGGGTTGGTGGAGCCGCGTTCCTGCCGCCACTTCACGCTGATCCGCCGCGCCGGCCGCTCATCGGGTGGAATGGTCTCAAACTGGAATGTGCCCTCGGCGATGTTGCCGGCGGTGAATAGCGCCTTGTGGGTGACCGCGCCGAAGGAGATGAACGGCACTAGGTCGTACTGGCCGCCTACCTCGCGGAAATCGAGCAACATGGCGGCGGCCGTGTCGGCGATCCATTGCCGCGGCGATTCCTGGCTGATAATCACCCCGCCGTCAAAGAAGTATTTCCGGTCGTAGCACCACTGGGCTGCCGTTTGGAAGTTGGCCAGCTTTACCAGATCATCCGGCACAGCGTCGGGGCCGTATTTGGTGTTGGTAAGCCGATCCAGCGCCAGGTCTGGCAGCAGGTGCGAGGGGCCGGTGGTGAGGCTGTTGAGTAGCCGGCGCACCTCCGTGCCGCCGGTGACATAGAGCGACAACTGGCTGAATTGCCGCCACTCAAACGCCGACCTGGCGTTCACGCCCAGCAGGCTGATGCCGGTGTACTGGGGCGCTGCGTCGTTCTCTCTGATTTCGGTGACGTAGACGATTTCGTGCTCAGGGCCGCCGCTGGCGGTGGACTGGGCCTCTTCGTAGACGAAGGCCTCGGCGAGCTTCCCCCAGGCGTCGAGGTAGTTGTTGTCATCCGGTCGGGGGATCCCGATCGACGGATCTCGCCGGGTGGTGGTGATGGCGAACTGTGACCGGGTGCGGCTTACCACCTCCCCGCTGCTCCGCCAGGTGACGCCGCCGCTGGTGCCGCTGACTGCGCCGGAGAGCTTGGCGTCGAGGATCACCAGGTCGCCGGTGGCCGTGCCGCTGCGGATCTCCCAGCCGGTCAGGGGCTCGAACCGCAGCTCCCACCGCTTCAGCGATGGCATCTCCAGCCGCAGGTAATTGAACACCGGCTGATCGCTGCCGGAGCGGATCCCGAAGCACGGCGCCAGCTGGGTGAACGCACCATCGCCGAACTCGCGGAACGACACACGGAAGAACGAGTAGCGCTCCTCTGAAGTGCTGATCACACCGCTCTGATACTGGTCAACGTTGATCCGCTGGCCGCGCTTGATCTTGTCGTTTTCGCGGAACAGGCAGGCCCTGCCGTCAATCTCGGCCAGCGTCAGCGAGTCGCGGAAATTGCACAGCCCGCCGATTCGGATCCCGAGCGTGCTACGAATCCCGGCCTCAATGATCCGGCACTCGTTGGTGGTGCTCACGTGGCCCAGCGCACACCGCAGCAGGTGGGGCGCCGTGGTGGCCGTCTGTCGGGTTGTGCTGGTGGTCCCAGCTGCCGTGATCGTGCCGGTGCTCACCGTGGCCGCAGTGCCGGCCCGCACCACACTGAACGTGGCATCGATCGTCTGCCCGGTGCCGCCCGCGCCGTCCTCAGAATCGCTGACGAAGATCCGATCGCTGGGGCTGCGGCCGGAGCAGATCGCCAGGGCTGAGCCGATCTTGTAGAGATCGCCCACCACGATTGCATCGTCCCAGGCCTTCTGCCGGCCGGCGACGGTGCTGGCCACGTCGGCAGCGGTTTCCTGTGCTGCGTCAAGACCCTCGATCGGGAACACGATCAACGCCTGCAGCCGCCGCGGGCTGGTGAGGGCGTTCACCGGGCCGGAATCTTCATCTACGTCGCCTTCAAAGGTGTACTGATCGGTGCCTTTTTTCTGGACCGTGATCGTGACGTTGAACCTGGATTGGATCGTCTGGCGGCTCTGTCCTGTCAGGCCGTTGTCCACCTCGATCAGATACTCCACCAGGTACTGGCCGGCGGCGGCATCCTCGTTGATCAGCAGGGTCCGCACTGAGTCCACGTCGAAGGTGGCCGTCACCTCTACCTGATCAGTGCCGAGTGTCACGCTGCTCACCGTCATGCGAGCCGCGAAATCAAACCCGGTGATCCGATCCTCGGTGTCCTCCTCGTAGATTTTCGGGGCTGACTGCAGCACCACCGCAGAGGTCCAGGTGGCGCCACCCTGCGCGCTCTGGAACGTTGTCTCGTAATCGCTGCTGCGGTCGAGCCGATAGGTGAACGAGTCGCCCAGGCCAAACGACCCAGAGATCACGCCGGAGCGGGTTGAGTAGAACGCTGATTCCTTCGCCCGCTGCACCACCACGGACTGATCAATGTCGCAGGCGACGATCGCGTTACCGCTGCTGCCGATGGGCCGCAGCCGGGCGGTGAACTGCGGCCGGAGTTGCGGATTGAGCTTGAATCCCAGGTTGTTGCCGATCAGGCCGTAAACACCAAACGTGGTGCTGGTGGACGGTTTGCTGGTGGCGCTGAAGACCGCCTGATAGGTGTTGCCCAGCCCTCGGGCCATGAACACATCGGCGCCGCCGTCGTTTTCTGCGTTGCCGATGTCGTTCGCAGCAGTGCGGCCGGCGATGCGATCAGCCGAGCGGATCCGGCCGCCGTCCGGGCGATGGTAAATCGTGATGCGGGCGCTGCTGCTGTTGGCGCCGCTGCTGCCTAGGTCATAAGTGTTGATCGTTGAATCGCCGATCGCAAACCCGTTGGGGTCGATCCCGGCCAGTCGGCCCTCGCCAACCATGAAAACGGCACGCACCATCTGACTGCCGCCCAGGCTCCAAATCTGCGACCACAGCAGGGTGGCGTTCACCCTGACGCCGCCATAGGTCACGCCGCCGATGGTTTCGCGGTTGGCGTAAACCACGGGGATAGGCTCGCCGATCGCGGCCACGTCCTGGACCGCATCAAACCCGCCACGGGGCGCCAGGGATTCAATGCTCGTCTGGTTGCGCCCCTGCACCTGCCGCTGACCCAGCTCCGCCGTGCGCCGGTTACGGGGGGCGTTGGGGGCCAGCAGGACGCTGATCAGCTGGGCGCCGATGCTGATAGCCGTAGTGATCAGCACCACGATCTGAGCAGCAGTAAACTCGATGCCAGCCGTTACCGCAGGCTTGGGCGCCTCTGCTGCACGCTTGCGGACCTCATCGCGCCAGATCTCGTACTGCTCATCGCTCAGACCCAGCAGCTCAGCCAGATAGCGATCAGATGGCAGCATCGCGGGGCCTCCAGTATTCGAGGGGCATGAGCTGGCCGGCGACCTCCAGCGGCAACCACTGCGCCCCGCGGCGGTGATGCACGATCAGCAGGCCGTCATCCACCACCACGCCAACACCGAGACCCAGGGGCTGGCGGTGGAGCGCCAGCGCGTACTGCTCCAGTCTGTGGGGGACCATCAGGCGCCTCCATTCCCGATGCAGCTGCTCCCATTGCCCGGTGGCAGCCATGGCGAACCATTGCGGGTCCAAATCGGGCATGGCCAGGCCGGCGCTGCGGCGGACCTTGGCGGCCATCACCAGGCAGCAGATACCCTCGCCGTCGTCAGGGTCGGCGCCGATCACGTGTGGCAGGCGGGCGCTTACCCAAGCGGGCCAGTCTGCGGTCATTGCAGCGTCAAGTTTCCACTGGTAGGCAGCGCACCCACCAGCACCTGAGACAGCACCCTGCCGCCGGGCGCCTGCACCGCATCGAGCGGGCTGGCCAGCTGCAGCCTTACGATTGGCTCGCTCACGTCGCCCTGCAGCTGCTGCGCGGCCCAATATTCCGTGGTGAGCAGCACGCCGAGGCTCTGATCCACGCGGTTGACCTTTACCGATCGCACCTCCAGCAGCCACCGTTCGCGGCTGGCCTCGGCAAACACGTTCACGCTCAGCGCCGACACCGGCGCGGCCGCCACCGCCTCGGATCGATCACCGCCTCGGGTGCTGGAGTTGGTGGCCACCGCCACCGGCAGATACGGGTAATTCTGGCCGTTGTGCGCGATGGTCTGGCCGATGAAGTAGTTCTGGGCCAGCCAGGTGGTATAGGTGCCATCCCGGCGCTTGAACCGCAGGAAGTTGCAGAGCTCCATCAGCTCAGCCCTGCCTGCCGCCTGGCGGTGGGGTTGTTGGTGATGCGTTTCTGGGCCAGTGCGGCGCCTTGCTTGGCAGACTCGCGGCCGATCCGTTGCGCCTCATCCTTGGTGACGAAATCGAGCTCGCCAATCTGCACAGTCTCGAATCGGATAAGGCCATCGCTGCCGGCCGCGCCACCACCAGCCACTGAGGGTCCATCCGTGCCACCCCGCTGGAATGGCACGCTCAGGCCCTCCATGCCGCGCTGGAATGGCACGCTCAGGCCGCTGCTGGAGCTGGAGCCGCCGCCCTGCTGTGAGGCCTTGGCAGCGGTAGCAGCGGTGGCCTGGAACGGCACCTGCAGGCCCCGCAGGCTGGCGTTGTTGATCGACTGGAGCGCCTCGGTGGCCTCAGCGGGGATGATGGTGCCGGCCTGGTAGGGCACGAACAGCTCGGGGCCGTTCTCGCCGACCTTGTACGGCTGGCCGCTGGCGGTGGGGCCACCGAGGGCGCGGGGCACCATGGCGGACGGGTCGAAGCTCAGCGCCGTGCTCGCCCCCGCAGCGCCGAATGGGCCCACGTTGCTCGGCGCGAAGGTGCCGCCGCTGGACGCCCCAGCCACCGCCCCAAGCGCCTTCAAGACTGTCTGAAGCGCAATCATGGCCATCTGCTTGGCGATGATCTCCGCGGCCATCTGCGCGAATCCTTGGGCCACGTCTTGGAAGAATCCGGCCAGCACCTGCCGGGCGCTCGCTGCGCCGCTGATCAGGTCGCGGAACGCATTGCCGAACGCCCCACCGATCGTCTCGGCAG